CGAGGGTTTTGAAATGACGACGAACTATGTTCAGCGTGGCGACGTGGTCACGTACAGCAACGCAGGCTCGGCGATCGCAGCCGGCGACGTGGTGGTGATGGGTCACACGATCGGCGTTGCGCTGGCGGATATCGCCGCATCGACGGGCACGGGCCCGGTGGCGATCGAGGGCGTGTTCACGGTGCCGAAGGTTTCGGCGGCGGTGTTCGCGCAGGGCGAGAAACTGATCTTCGACGTGTCGGCAACTCCGCCGGCATTCGACGATTCCGCGGCGACCCCGGCTTCCGGCGACATCACCGGGGGCGCAGTCGCGATGGTCGCGGGCGCGAACCTCGAGACGACCTGCGTCGTGAAGCTCACCCCGGGCAATGCGACCAAGACCGCGTGATGACGGTAGCCCCGGCGCTCGCGGCCGGGGCTTCCTCTCAACCATCGGACCGGACTAGATGCGACTGTCAGACCTTTCGGCATACGACCTGCTCGCGATCGACACTGTGGCGGGAGAGTGCGTCACGGCTCCACGTGGAACCTTCAAGGCGATTTTCGACAACGCCTATCTGCCAGTCGGAGAGATTGCCGTCGAGAGCGCGACGCCAAAACTGGAAGCGCGGACCTGTGACGTGCAAGCGGCCGGCGTTGCTATCGGTGCTGTACTCGGCATCGAAGGCGATACCTACATCGTCCGTTCGGTGCAGAACGACGGCACCGGCATGACCGTGCTGATCCTCGAGGGCCCATGAGCCACGTCCGCACGCAAGTCCGCCAGGCAGCCGCGGCGGCGCTCGCCTCGGTGGCGCCGGTATCGACCTCGCGCGTGTACCCGGTGGCCGAGCTCGAGCTGCCGGCGCTCTTTGTCTACACGAACGCCGAGACGATCGAGGGCGGCACGATGGGCGTGTTCGCGCGCACCGTTGAGCTGGTCGTCGATTGCAAGGCGAAGGGCCAGTTCGTCGACGACGACCTTGACGTACTGGCGGCGGGCGTCGAGGCGGTATTGAACCGCAGCACGCTCGGCGGCCTGGTCCGGCCGCTGGTGCCGACGGAATTCGCCGTCAGCATCGAAACGGGCAGCACGACTATCGGGACGCTGCGGATGGTTTACCGCGCCGTCTATCACACTGCATTCGCATCACCTGAAACCGCCGTCTAGGCGTACGGAGTAGCACATGTCACTTTCCCTGACCGTCAAGGCTGGCATTCGCGGCAGCCACACGAAGGCGCTCGACCTCGGCACGGCTGACTTGCCCGTCGACGTGCTCGCCAACATCGCGCTCGCCGATGGCACCGGCGCGAACCAGGCGGACCGCATCTTCACCGACACGCGCACGCTGTCGGCCTCGGCGACCGAGGATCTCGACCTCGCCGGCAGCCTGACGGACGCCTACGGGGCGACGATCACGCTGGCGCGGGTGAAGGCGATCCTCGTCAAGGCGGCCAGTGGCAACACGAACAACGTGAACGTCTCGCGGCCGGCATCGAACGGCGTGCCGCTATTCCTGGCTGCGTCGGACGGCATTGCGGTGCTGCCCGGTGGGGCGTTCCTGTGGGTGGCGCCGAATGCCGCTGGCGTGGCGGTCACGGCCGGCACGGGCGACCTGCTCACGTTCACGAACAGCAGTTCGGGCACGTCCGTGTCGTATGACGTCGTGATCGTAGGGGCGTCTGCCTGACATGAGTTCGCTGCGCGCCCGCTCGCTGAAGGACATCCTGACCTTCACGCGCTCGACGACGGCCACGTATTTCGATATCGACGGCACGTTGCAGACGGCCGCGATCGACGAGCCGCGGATAGAGTACGACCCGGCGACGGGCGCGGTGCGCGGGCTGCTGATCGAGGAATCGCGGACCAATCTGCTGCTCAACAGCGACACGATGGCGACGCAGTCGGTGAACGTAGCGGCGGTGCCGCATACCCTGAGCTTCTACGGCACGGGGACGGTGACGCTGTCGGGCGCTTCGACGGCCGGGCCGCTGGTCGGGACCGGGGCGTCGGACCGGGTATCGCTCACGTTCACGCCGAGCGCGGCGAGCCTGACGCTGACGCTCTCGGGCAGCGCGACACGGGCACAGCTCGAGGCGGGACCGTATGCGACCAGCTACATCCCGACGACCTCGGCGGCCGTCACGCGGGCGGCGGACGTCTGCACCACGTCGGTCCTGAATCCGTGGTTCAACGCCGAGGCGGGCACGCTGTTCGTCGAGTACCTGATCCCGTGGACGGCGCCGGTCGGCGACAGCAAGTCCCGGCGATTGGTGGATATCCGAGAATCGGACGATTTTAACAGCCATGTCGCGGCGTTCACTACGGCGGATGGAGACTTGCGCGGCTACACGTACTCGGATTCGGTGCAACAGGCATCGTTTTCCGGATTGGGCACAGTGACGCCCGGCGTCGTGCAGCGGCAGGCGTACGCCTTCGCCGCGAACGACATCGCCGCGATTGCCTCGGGCGGATCGCTTGCGACGGACACATCGGCTGACGTTCCGACAAACCTAACGACGCTGCGCATCGGCCCGGATTACGAGCCGAACGGCTACATCCGCAAGGTGAAGTTCTACCCGCGTCGGCTCTCGGACAACGAGCTGCGCGCCCTGGTTGCCTGATTTTCATTTGTTCCGCCACCGGGCCGCCCTGAGCGGCCTTTTTCATTTCTGAGGGTTCAACAATGACCGTTTACATGACCGACGGCACGCTGCTGCAGCGCGAAGTCACGCCGAGTGGCGGAACCTACGCCACGATCCCGCAGTGCACGAACATCACGCCGCCGAAGCACACCCGCAAGTCGACGGACGTCTACATCCACGACCAGTCGGCGCCGGTGACGAAGACCGGCAGCTACGAGCCGCAGGAGGTGACGTTCGAGGTGGCCTGGGATCCCGGCAACGCCTATCACCAGGCGCTCTACGCCGACGTCGAGGCGAAGACCGAGCGCAGCTACCAGATCGTGTTTCCAGACACGGGTGCGGCGCAGTTCCGGTTCAATGCCGTCGTGTCGAGCCTCGAGCCCGCCGACGCCGACGCCGAGGGCACGAATCCGCTCTCGCTGTCGTGCACGCTGAAGCTCTCGGCGGCGCCGACGATCACATGGTAACGGCGGCCGAACTGCTCGACCGCGCCCGGCAGTCCCGGGTGAAGGCGATCACGGTCGGCGACCTCGAACTGCACGTGCGACGGTTCAGCCTGGCCGAGCGGATCGACATCGGCTCGCGTGCACGCTCGAGCAACCCGCCGGCCGCGCACGAGTACCTGGTGATCGGGCTGTGCCAGCCGGACGCCTCGCCGTACTTCACCGCCGACGAGGCGCGGGAGTTCGCCGAGGCCGACGGGCTGCTCGCCGAGCAGATCATCGGCGCGATCCTCGAGCACGCCGGGCTGTCGCAGGCCGCGCAGGAAACCGCCGCAAAAAACTGAGGGGCGATCCGGAGCGGCTGATGCTGTTTCGGGTCGCCGCCTTGCTCGGCCGGACGGTCGAGGAGCTGCTGGCGGACATGTCGGCCGAGGAGTTCGACGACTGGTGCGCGTTCTACCAGGTCGAGCCGTGGGGGTTCCCCGCGGAGACGTGGCGGATGGCGATGGTCTGCTCGACCACGGCGAACTACAGCGGGCGGATCAAGAAGGCAACGAAGCCCTCGGATTTCATGCCGCGGGCACCCGGCAAGCGCAAGAAGGTCAGCGCCGAGGAACTGAAGATGCGGTTGCAGGCGGATATCGAAAAGGCGCGACGCGATGACACCTGAAGTCAAAGTCAAAATCACCGCTGACGGCACGGGCGTCGATCGCGAAGTCGGCAAGGTCAACAAGAACCTCGACGGGCTGAAAAAGCAGTCCGACGTTTTGAGCGGGAGCCTGGCGAAGCTCGGCGGCGTCGTCGCTGGCGCGTTCACGGTCGGGGCGCTGACGAACTTCCTGCGCACGGCCGTACAGGCCGCCGACCAGCTCGACGCGATGAGCCAGCGGCTGTCCGCGTCGGCCTCGGGCCTGCAGACGCTGCAGATCGCCGCGTCGCAGGCCGGTGGCTCGACCGAGGCGCTGAACAACGCGATCTCGCGGATGTCCGTGTCGCTCGGCGATGCGCTGGCCGGCACCAGCAAGATCGCCTCGGACGCGCTCGCCAGGCTGAACCTCAACGCGCGGGACCTGGCCGGGCTGAAGACCGACGAGGCGTTCCGGCGCATTGCCGGGGCGCTGTCCGAGACCGGCAACAGCTACGAGCGGGCGTCGATCGCTCAGGCGATCTTCGGCAAGGGCGCGAAGGACCTCGCCGAATTCTTCGCCGTGGCACCCGGGCAGATTTCCGAGACCGAGCAGGCGCTGGCCCGGGCCGGGGCGGCACTCGACGATATCGACGTCGCCAAGATCGGCGCGATGAATGACGACCTCGCGATGCAGTCGCAGATCGTCCAGAACCTCGGCATCAAGTTCTCGGCGAACCTCTCCCCGGCGATCGGCGTGGCGGCGGATTCGTTCGGCAACCTGCTTACGAACATGGGCGGCGCGACCGAGGCCGGCAAGGGCTTCGGCGTGGTGATGGTGACGGCGATCAAGATGGTCGAGGCCGGCGTGTACGGGCTGGCCGCGGTGTTCGAGACGCTGCGCGCGACGGTCGCGGTCATCCTGGCGGCGATCACGAACGGCGTCGGCAACCTGATCGGGATCCTTGCGTCGGCCGCGGAGATCGCGAACCTCGGCGTGGCGGACAATCTGCGCGCCGCCTCAGACGCGGCGCTGCTGTTCGGCTCGTCGCTCAATTCGGTCAGCGCGTCGGCGTGGGAAAACGCGAAGGCGGCGGGCGCGGCGGCGCTGCAGGCCGGGGCTGACGTACTGAACGCCGCGATGATCTTCGACGAGAAGTCACGCGAGTTCGAGGCGCGAGCGGCGGCCGCGGCAGCCCGGGCGACGGCGGCGCAGGGTGCGGCGGTGGGCGTCGGGATCGGCGCGGCGGCGGGTGCCGGCGCGGATCGTTCCGGCCAGCTCACGGTCTCGAAGGAATCCCTCGGCAAAATCGACCCGCAGCTCGACCCGGAGGTGCTGCGGCAGACCAGCATCAACGACACCCTGCAGGCCGTGCAGGACGCGCACAACGCGACCATGCTCGGCAAGATCGAGGCGTTCGAGCAGACGAAGCTCGGGATGCTGCTCACGAATGCCGACCTGATGCAGCAGATCGAGTTCAACAAAAACGCGACGCTCGGCGATGCGATGTCGTCGCTGGTGGGCATGGCGATCCAGCAGGGCGGGGCGCTCGGCAAGGCGGGCAAGGCGCTGGCGATCGCGCAGACCGTCTGGTCGACCGGCCAGGCGATCATGAAGGCGATGGCCGAGGTGCCGTGGCCGGCGAACATCGCCGCGGCGGCCAACATCGCCGCGATGGGCGTGGCCCAGCTCGCCAACATCAAGCGCACGAACATCGGCGGGGCCGGCAGCATCACGGCGGGCCGCGGCGGCGGCGCATCGGCCGCAGCCTCGCCGGCACTCTCGGACAACGTCGGGCCGCAGGGTCAGCCGCTCGAGCAGCAGACCGCCGTGCAGATCATCGTCAACGGCTCGCTGTTTGCCGCGCAGGAAACCGTCGACTGGCTGGCCGAAAAGCTCGGCGAGGCCGTGTCGTCGCGTGACATGGTGTTCATCAGCAACACCAGCCGGCAGGCGATGGAGCTGCGCGGGTGATTCGCGTCACGTACACCGCCGGCCGATCGCTGACCGGCACGCACGAGCCCGGCGATACCGTCGTGCTCGAATTCAGCGCCGCGCAGCCGCTCACCCCGGGCCGCAAGGTCAGCCGCGACGTGCAGGAAGCCATCGGCGGCCACCGCGAGACGCTGCACCACTACGGGCTCAGGACCTGGGACGTGACGACCGGCCCGCTGCTCGGCGCCGCGCTCGAAGCGGTCATGGAGTTCCTGGACTCTGCCGAGGACGGCCAGACGTTCGACTTCGAGCCGTGGCGGTACGAGCTCGGCCCGTCGCTCGATCTCGACTTCACCACGGCGCGCTTCCGCGTGGCCGAGGAAATCACCTGCTATCTGTCGAGCGAGGGCTACTCGCTCAGTCTGTTGACGGCCGAGGGGACGGGCGGCGCGGACGACTGCTACCAGCTGTCGTTCACGGTGATCGAATCCCCATGAGGACGGATCCGGCTGTATTCGCGGTGCGCAACACCTCGGCGCAGAAGTCGCCGCGGTTCGTCATCAAAATCGAATACAGCAGCTACTCGCTGCACCTGTCGAGCCACAACGACATTGACGGCGTACCCTCGCCGCACCTCGAGGGCTGCGTCGTCGAGCCGTCGATTTCCTCGCAGAAGCTCAACCCCGACCAGGGCCGCGCCGAGATTGGCGCCGCGTCCTTTGCCGTGCTGGATCGGACCGGCGCGCTCACCTCCCAGCTGCGCTCGCTGCTCGTGGGCGGGCAGGGTCTGCGCGGGCGCCAGGTGCGCTTCTACCTCGGCTACGAGGGCATGAACTTCACCGAGTTCGTGCTGGTCGGCACGCAGATCGTCAAAGATGCGGCCTACGATCGCGGCGCCTACCGCATCGGCTGCCACGACGTGCAGCGGGCCGCGCGCAAGGACATCTTCGTCCTGGCGAATACCACGATCTCCGCCACCGTCGAAGCGACCGACACGACCATCAACGTCTACTCCACGACCGGCTTCAGCCGCGTGCAGCACGGCGCCGGATGGTCCGACGCGGCCTCGTCGACGGTCGGCTACGTCAAGATCCGTGACGAGATCGTCAGGTACACCGGCACCACGCCCACGAGCTTCACCGGCTGCACCCGGGGCGTACTCGGCACCTCGGCGGCACGCTACGTGGCGGACGGCGCCACGGCCGCAGCCCGGCGCGAGAAGGTGGCCGAGTACGTGTACCTCGAGCTGCCCGGCCCGAAGCTGCTCTACGCGATCCTGACCGGCCAGATCCACGGCCTCGGCGCGACGCTGCCCTCGGCCTGGCACCTCGGCATCAGCACGAACCTCGTGCGCCTGGCCGACTTCACCGGGCTGGGTACGGACCTCTGGGACACCTCGGACGATTCCCGCGGCGTCATCCTGCGCTTCGAGGGCCTGACGAAGGTCGACGGCAAGGCGTTCGCCGAGCTCGAGATCCTGCGCCTGCTCGGGCTCTACATGCCCGTGTATGCCGATGGGACGCTGGGGCTCAGGCGCATGACCCGCGTGCTCGCCGATGCCGGCAGCGTCGTGACGCTCGACGCCTCGAACTCCGTGATGACCGGCGACCTGCAGCACGACATGGAGTCCCTGCACAACGTCTTCTCGGTCTTCTGGAACTGGAACGGCAAGGACTACACCCGACAGACGACCTACGTCGACGCGGCCTCGGTGTCCGTGCACGGCCGGGCGTCGGACATGGAGCTCAAGTTCAAGGGGCTCTATGGCGGCCGGCACACGGACGGCCTCGTGTTCAAGATGCTGGACTCGATCCGCGACCGCTACAGCGC